TGGTCTTTTCCGTTTGCTTGTGTTTTTTCTTGTTGTGCCATAATCTATTTCCTCCCCGCTTCATTCAACTTTTTAGTAATTTGTTGTTGGAACCACTTCAGTACAATAGGAATACTTACATTAGATGTAAGTCCAAACAAAAACCCGATGGGAAAACGATATTGAATATACTCTTGAAGTTGAGGAACATTTGTGAATACTATGGTAATCAACAAATATCCTGTAAGCGACATACCAATGTTAATTACCAGATCAAGTCCAACTAACCAACCATGCCCTTCGTATTTTTCTTTATTGTCTATTCTATAATTGAATAGAAAAATCCAAAATGATGAAAATGTAATAACTGCATACATCCACAAATCGGTAATATTAAATAAATCAACCATTTTCTTTTGTCTCTTTCTTTACCAACTTCAGTAAGTCAGCAGTACTGCCAACAAATAATGCATTAGTAATATTTTGAGCTTGGGTGACTTCCTGTCTATCTCCAGCATTTTCTAGTTTTTGTTTTTTTTGATGCAAATCCATTAATGTTTCTTGTGAATCGGTCATATTTTTGAGTAATTGACCGAACACTTCAAAGGCTCTAGGAGATTCTTCTGCTTTAGCAATTTCCAGAAGTTCTTCCATTGCATCTCTGCCTTTTTCAATTATGTCATAAAGATTTTCACGAGCATATTGAAAGTCATTATCTTTAGTATCATCACCATTTATAACAACAGGCACGTTATTATCTATAACTTGAACATTCATATCATTTTTGGGGGATTCTTCCCTTAGCTCAAGATGTTTTTCAATCCTTTGCTCCACTAATTTTTCAGTTTTCATTAACTATCTGTTCCAGCTACTGGATCATGTGTTTTTCCTTGAGGGAAAAATTCAAAGGTTTCACTAAATCCAAAGTCTTCATCTGTGATTGCGGTTGTATCTTCTGGAGCTACTGTAACTCTTGCCACAGTTGCACCAGCAGTAGAAGCTTCTTCTGATGCTTCCGTCAACAAACGTATTCTAGTGGAATCGTCAAATTCGTGACCATCCAATATCATAAAATTCTTACTATAAACTGTACTATCTTCTGACACAATATATATCGGTTCCGCTGCAGCGGCTTCTGACATAAGATGAGTATCTACTACAGAAGATGTAATAATCTTTGCATTGTCTACTACATTCGGATATAGAAACCCTTTCATAGAAAAGCTAAGTGTCCAGATGATAGAACGTCTTGTTGCAAAGTCACCTTCATATGTATCTTCACTAGAAACACTAGAAAGAACTAACGGAATATCCATTTTTACATCCATACCAGAAACGAGTTCCATTGTTATTGTGAACTCTGGTGTGAAAAATGGAAGCACTTGTTCTAGTATTTGTGTTCCATCCTCTGCATTTTTGACAAAGATGTAAAGAGAAAAATCATAATTATAAGGAACAGGATTGTATTGTTTTTTGAGTCCGGTAGTTCCAGCTTTAACATTTCGCCCAAGTGTATTGAGTTTCCTCCCACCATCATACGTCATAGATGTCAACTCAAATCCCATTCTTGGAACTGTGAGAGCAACAGCTGAATTGAGGCTTGGATCAGAAGAAATCCGTGCTAACATCTTATCCTTCGGTCCGTAAGACAAAGGAATTTTCAACACTTCAGTTACAGCATCAGAACTATTCGTTCTACGAACTTCTATGTTATTGAATAGAGTTCCAAATGCAACCACCATCTTTCTAGAAGTTTGATGGTAAAAATAAGTTCCAAACATTACGGATTCTCTCCAAACGGATTACTTTCAGAAAAATCAAATATCGAATCAGCATCAATTTCAAATTGTTTGTTGCTTGATGTCTTATCGGTTGTTCCATCATCTACCGATTGTAATGTAGTAGAAGCTTCATTTGTTGATTGCTGAACGTTATATGTTCCAGTTGCTTCACTGGTTGCTCCTGTCAATATTTCAGATAGTGTAAACGAACCTGTCATATTGATGAGATATAGATAACTTGTTGTAGTATCCCAGCGTGCAACTTCTCCTGTTACAGCAGATGTTCCGCCTGTGACAGTTTCGCCGACCGTGAAGGTTCCCGATACACTAGATAACTCAAATGTACGAACAAAAGATTGTTGTCTTTCCACTACATCTATGTCATCAACTCCTGTATCCAATGCTTCATCAGAGTATGTAAAGAGTTCACAAGTGAGGTCAAATGTAGGTAACGCACCAGTTTGATAGAATGGTGTTTCGTGTTCAACAAAAGTTATCTGAAAAAGTTTATTGGTAAGTGGAAAGTGAATCAAATCTCCCTCTTTTGGGCGAGTTCCTATATCCAATCCCTCCCAAGCTCTTCGTGCTAAAGAGAAAACAATCTGGTCTCTAATCTCAAGACCAAACTTTGAAATCAGATCACCTTCTCCTTCAAAACCATCAACAGATTTGACATACATCTCTATTGAATGAGCATCTTTAAATTCTGAAAGGGAATCTTCACCAAGTATAGTATCTTCGTTTATCAGTGTTCTAGGAATGTAAGAAACATCATGGCCATATACTTGTATAGATTCTGTAACAAGTGAATGTAAAAGTTCCTGTTCATTCTTCGCATCAAAATTACGAAAATATGAATTAGTAGCCATTCGTTATCCTGCATAAAAATTAAGAGGTAACTCATATTTGAGCGATAATTCTTCATCTAATTTTTCTAGTTCACTATTCCCATCATCATAGATTTGTCTTCCATTCAATGTTACTCCGCCTGGTAATTGAATACCATCATATTTCATCAGATTTTGCCCCCATTGTTTTTTGAACAACGAAGTCGTATATTTTTTGAGGAAAATATCATTGTAGATTTCCGTATAACTGCTTCCATCTATTTTTTTCAAAACCATTACAATAACAGCATCTCCAATTTCTACTGCTGTATCCCAATCCATATCAATATAAAGTTTGTCTGTTAATCTATTGAAACGAATTTGTCGTGATTCAGCACCAGAAAATACCTGTGTTAGTAGAGAAAGATTCTGTCTACTCTGAACATAATTACTTATACCACCACCCGCTTGGAGCAAGCCTGGTAGTTCGTTCAAACGAAATTGGTATTCAAAAGAGAACATATCATTTGATGACAATCCTTTACTTACTGGAAGAACGTCCTGCACTCCTATAATTGTATCGTCTACGGTCAGTGCTTTTGTATCAATGTTTCCAAATACAACTGCGGTTGCTTGTGTTCCGTGAACCGTTCCAGTTGCTCCAGAAGTTCCCCCTGTAACCGTTTCACCAGAGACAAATGTATTAGCAGTTGTGTTAGCCGCACGAATACCGTTACCATCTTTGTGTGTCTTAAATGTTAAAACTGTTGCACTTGATCTTTCGTGGACAATTGCTGTTGCATTTGAGGAACCACCAGTAATTGTTTCTTCCGCGACAAATGTTCCTGTTGCAGAAGATGCAAAAGTAAGTGTACTTGGTGCTACTTGTTCAACTAAAAACGCTCTTTCTGTTCCATCAAAATGATACTCTTGGAATAATTGAACAGATTCCGCAATCATATCATCCATTTGTTCATCCGCTAGGTTTACATCGATAACTGGTTTACCAAGTTTTCGGAGACAATATTCTTGTAATTCTGTTGTTGATGCTGGTGATGTAGCTGACATATTTTTTATCCGTTGTTAATTTCAGCAGAAGCTTCTACTGTGATAAGTCCTTCTACGAGTCGTTCTTTGATAGTTCCTCCACTCTGAGTGTAGGTCAAACTGTAAAAGTATTTTCCCTCAGCGAGCAATGTTGTTTGTGTCGCCGTCAATGAGAAGGTACAATTTGCACCAGTAATAGAAGTTGTAAATGATTGGAGAGTGTTTGCGTAAGCGTGATTTTTTATCATTCCACCCGCAACCGTACCAGAGGAGATGGTCACGGCAGTAGAAGACGAGCTTTCTGCACCTATCGTCTTTTCAAAGGTAGCGCCTTGGTCTATAATGTAGTTCTGAGACTTTTTCTTTAATGTCAACGCCATATTTTATCCGTTCTGAAAAACTATTTGTATATATGTGAATCAGAGCAAAGAGCAAACTTTACTCTGTTAGTATTTATCATCACATACATTTATAACAAAACGGAAGTGGTTGTTATAGTATTTTTGTCTTTTCGTGTCCTATTCGGAGATTAGGGTCAACCCATACGTCAAATCCTGCTTCTTTTGCTCTCAAGCAAAACTCAACGTCATCCCAAACGAACTCTTCCCAATTATACTGAGGCCACTCTTGTTTTCGTGGATAGAAATAAGGATATTTCATTTTCTCAAATACACCATACTTGACCAACATCCAACCCATACCAGTATAATCGGCTTTAAAGAGTTTTCCTTTTTTCTTATCTATGGTTTTTTGATTTAGAAACGGATAGTGCATCCACTGTTCAAAGAACTCTTCATCCATCGTTTCAACAGTTGCATAATTTACGTTGTCACTCATCTTGTAAATACCAGATACTATGTCTTTGTCGTGGTCAATAAGTTTGAAAAAATCTTCGGGTTCAAACACCATATCAGAATCAATCCACATAATATAATCGTAATCAGTTTTTCCACCAAATGGTTTTTGGTCTACTCCTAAATGTAACGACACTCCAAGACATTTAGTTCTTGCGTGATAGATGTTACAGAGATATTCCTGTGAGAGTGCGTAAGAAATTTTGTATTTGGGGAGTTCTTCAAGGAGTTTAGTCCAACATTGTAAAAACCTGCCGGAGTAAGATGCCCCAGGCAGACAGAATATAATTTTCATAATATTATCTCCAAGCTGGCCCATGCGCCCAATATGATAATGTTATTCTTTCTCCTTTAGTGACAGGAGTTACTTTGTGTGCTATCAGAGAATTAATTATTAATCCCATACCTGTAGTAAATTTCTTTTCTTCATTTGAAGATATCGTATAAAATTCGCCGCCTTCATATGTTTCTTCAGATAAATTAAGAAGACAAGTAAGTTTCATATCTATTAGTAGATTATCGTTAATTGAATCTACATGCCATCCGTATTCGTCTTTTACTCCATATACATTATAATTTAAAAAATCTAAATGAAAATCCCAATATATATCATATCCAAAAACACCTCTATTTGTTTCTTGACAATGATATAACCAAAGATGTAACAATTCAATTAATGGAGGACATGGAAAAGGAAAAAAATTTCCTTTTTTAGATGTATAGTTTGCCGCTTTGGGTGATTCTTCTTTCTGAAATATGTTCTTCTTAATTTTTTTGTTTATTTCTTTTACTTGTTCTTTTGTAAAACATTGAAAATTAGTAACAGTAGTAGTGTTCATCCGGCCTCTATTCTGCTAAATTGCTTTTCTTTTAAAAACTTTATCGTTGAACGGAATTTGTCATACAGAATTTCACCCTTATGAGAAATTACGAACACATTTGTTTTATCATCAAGTGTATTGAGTATCTTCAGAAAAGCTTCTGTTCCATCAGCATCTAATGAGGAGTCAAACACCTCATCCAGAATCAACAGATTCGTGTTCACACTATTCTTGAGTTTAGCAACCATTCTCCA